CCCGCGCCGAACAGCGCCGATGCTGTCCCAGTAGCGCCCAGCGCCATTTGCAGCGCCACGATAGAGCGCAAGTAGGTTGCGATGAAGCTCACGGCCATGCTTGCCTTAAGCAAGGCAAATGCAATGGCAGCGGCGGTGGCAGCAAAGACCATCTCGTCTATCGAAGAATTGAACACCTTAAGTAGTGGCAGCAATACCTGCTGAATCACTTGCCCAAACGTAAGCATTACGTCTTTTGCGTTTGCGAGTGCCTTTGCAAACCGGAGGGCAAATGTTTTTTCCATCTTATTGACGGCTTCGTCTGTTTGCCCAGCCTTCACGCCCATTTGCTCCAGGATGGCGTTTAGGTCTTTGCCAGCCTGCCCAGTTAGTGCCAGCGCGGGGACCAGAGCTTCAACGCCACCAAACAAGATAGCCATTGCCTCTTGCGAGCCACCCGTCTTTTGCTGCAAGTCCTCCATGAAACCAGCCAACCCCTTGGCCCCAAGCCCTGCGGAGTTGAACTCGATTCCTAATTTGTCCGCTAACTCCGCAGCCTCCTGCGAGGGCTTTGCGACAGTCGCAAGGATTGCGCGAAGCCCTGTCATAGCGACACTGGTCGAAATGCCGCCCTTAGTCAGTGCGGCGGTGCTTGCAACCAACTCGTCAAAACTGATGCCCATCTGTGCCGCGAGTGGGGCGACCGAACCCAGCGATGCAGATAGTTCCGCGATGGTTGTTTTACCGGCCCTCATCGCCACGAACATGGCATCTGAAACCGCTGTTGCGCCCTCCACCTTGTCCCCGAAGGCGTTTAGGACGCTGGTTAGACCGTCAGCAGCAGTGGCAACATCTGTGACGCCCCCAACGGCGAGCTTGTTGGATGCTGTTAGAATGTTGTTAGCCGTGGCTGCATCAGATGCGCCCGCCGATATGATTTGATACAGCGCAGCAGCCTGCGTCTGGACATCGCCGCCGAATCGCTTGGCTTGATTCCTGACTGATGCCGTAAGCTGGTCCATAGAAACAACAGTCGTGTCGATGAGCGTGGAGACTTCGGCCATTGATTTCTCGAAGTCCATCGCGCTTTTAGCAGCCATCAGAAAAGCGGCACCGATTGACGAATTGCGAAGCAACTTCATCGCGCCAGACAATCTTGTTGCTGATTGCTCGGACCGGCTGGAAGCACTCGTCAGCCTGTCAAGCACGCCGATAGCGTTACTCACTTCGCGACTGTCAACGCTAATTCTTAGTTTTGCTAAGTCTGCCACGCCATACCCCGCCAATTGATTGCTGTTTATAGCTTAAACTCTGGCTTTTGTCTTGCTACCATTGTGGTTGTTCGCCCACGCCGACATGGCGTCCGCAATTTTATTGCGCCGCTCCTCTGTCATCACTGAAGGATCGACCCAAGGTGGCGGGCAACTGGCCTCGCTGGCCTGCCCCAGCATATAGGCGTATTCTCGCGACAGCGCACGGATGGCCTTAGCTTCCCAAGGCGTTAGGGCAATGCACTGGTTGGTTTGCCATGCGGCGAGGTCTGTTTCATCAATGCCGACTTGCCCGCCCATGCCGACCGGCTTTGCGGGTCCGACCTCGAAAAGTATTTCGAGCAAGTGAGCTCCAGCCCCAATTTGGGGCATGGCGTCAGACTTGGTTTCGCGCCTAGGCCGCTTGGCCTTTGCCGGTATCGTGTTGAGCCAAGCAGCTTGCCTGACAAACACCTTGAGAAGCTCAAGCGTCTCAGCGAAAAAAGTTAGCGCGGTTGGCGACGAACTCCTGAACCTGTTCCTTGATCCACGCCCAATCGGCATAGACAGTGCGGACATTCTCAGGCGTGCAATCTAGCTCCTTGCCATCAAGGGCAAAGCCCGACCAGGCGGTCGTCAGCTTGACCAAATCGTCAATACTATCCTCGGATAGTTTTTCCGCGTCAAGGTCAAGGGCCTTTTTACCCTTTGCCATGCGATTAAGCGCGGCCTGTTGCTTGCCCATTTGTAGCTTACGGTAAATCTTGCTGTCCTGTCCCAGCACTGTGACGGTCATACCTTCGATGACCTCCTCCGTTTCTGGGTGAACGATATTCAAGACAGCGCCATTGTCCGCCAACACAGGCTGAAGCGAGTTTAAATCAAACGACATTTCTTGTCCGATCCGATACGCCGATGTGAAGTATCCCCCGCCGCAGTCGGACGTAGCTACGGCAGGGAATTTCGCAATTACTTAAACTTTGACAATCGAGTTGTCGATTTCCAAAGTGGCTTCGGCCATCGTGATTGCATCGGCATTGCCGACGTTGGTCTTGTAGGACATGACCTGGCCCGTGAAATACTGGATTTCGCCGGTCACTAGCTCGACCTTAACCGACACCTGAGCATCAGCGCCAGCGGCAGCTTCACCAGCCGACTGCAACACGCCCTGCCCCGTATCGGTGGCCGAGAGCGCCATCGTCAGCGTGACGGAACCAAAGTTAATCGACCCGCGCCGCTTGGCGACAATGCCGGTGCCAAGGGGAGTATGCGTTGCAAGGGCAGCTTCCGCGCCAAACCCCGGCAGATCGGACAGCTCGCCGCAAGGCAGCCAGGTAAGGGCCGCAAAGCCGGTCGCGTCATAGGTCGCAGGTGCAGTCGACGAAACGGAGACTACCGTGCCAACAGAGGAAACAATATCAGACATCAAAAACTCCTACACATGAAGAAAACACTATAAACTTTGTCCAATGATTAACCAGATCACCGCAAGTCACGGCTGATGTTATCAATGGCAATTCGCACCATACCACGCGGTGCCTGTTTCGACCAGCCCTCGAACTCTAGGCGGTAGATGTAGGGCAAGTTGTTGCTGAGGTAGAATACTTGCCCAGTGGCTTTTGCCACATCAGCCATGGAGCGGTTAATCGAAGCGCCACCAGCAGCATCTTTGCCGCCAGTGTAAGGCACGCTATCTGTAGAGGCCGAACCGATAGACGTAAACCAGTTTGCCCTTGCGCGCCCTGTGTCCACTGGGGTGTTGTAAACAATATCAGTCAGCAAGTTTAGGCATATCTCGCGCACAACCTTGTCAGCGCGCCCGTTTGCCTTTGCCACAAATGCGCTGATGTCTAGCTCGAAGCTCACAAGAACGACCTGTAAGAGACGGACACAGGCACCACCCAGCGGTCGCCCGACATAAAGCCCGTCGCTTGCGAGGTGGACATGATCGTAACGGTTGCGCCCTCATAGAACAGCCGGTCGCCCCTCACAAAAGCGCCCGCCACTACATCAGCGGTTGCGCGGCCTACGCCCTTTCCAGCATCGGCTGGGGCATACACAAGCACCTGATAGATGCCGCCGTATTCATCTGAGGATTGGGAGGCGATGCCTACCGCTATGGTTTTGCCGGCCAGCAGGCTCTCCGTAAGATAGACTTGACCAGCGACTGGCCTAACGCGCGAATTCTCCCAGCCTGTAGGGATGTTGAGGGTCGCTAGTTGCGTAGATAGAGCCGCCCCAATCTTAGTAATACTCATAAAATGGCTCCGCATTTTGCACATCTACGGCGCACTTCTTGCCATTATCAAGCAGCAGCACGTAGGCAATCACATTGCCCCTGCTATCCTCAAGCACGCTATCCAAGGTGCCAACATTCCAATCGCAAGGAAACCAAACCCTTGAGCCGATCTCCATTAGTTAGCCCTCACCTGACAAATGAAAATGATGTCCGCACCAGATAGCCGCACCTGCCTGACGGCCATAATGCGATAGGCTTTGCCACCCAGTGCGACCATGCAGCCCATCACAGGGGCGGGCGAGATAAGCGCAAGGATCAGCCGAACATCGCCTGCCTCAATCACTGTGCCGTCGATCTCAGTCGTGCTGTAGGCTGACGGGTAGCCAGAGGATACCACCGTAGTCTGCGTTGTCGTGCCGTCTGCTGCGCCCGTGATAGGGTCATATTCCCCAAAATCGCTGAAGGTGACGCTCACAGGCTCGCCATATTTGGCAAGCAGTCTCGCAGCGGTTTCAGCCTGGCCGCTCATGTGCGGTTCAATCTCACCTGCGCGAAACTGCCGTCAGAGGACGAAAGGACGTAAGGCGACAGCATCCGATTGATAAAAGGGTAGCGCGCTGTCGGGTCTGAAAAATCCTGGTATTCGATTTCGATGACGTCGATTTTCTCACGCTTCACGCGCTGCCCTTGATCCGCAATCAAAGTCTCGCCGCCTGCTGCGCGCAGTGCCATCTCGATGCAGGAATAGACCACCGGCAAAGGCACCGCATTTGCGGCCAACAGGAATCCATCAGCAACCACGCCAGAGCGCGGCCATGACAGAGACTGTGCAGCGGCAATGCGGCCACCCTTCCATGCGTCCCTATAGGTGGCTTCCAGATAGTCGGTCGCTTTGATTAGCGCCTGTTCCTTGGCTGGGACGGAAAGACTTAGCCAGCCGGTAACGCCGCGATCCGTAACATAGCTATCGGAAGCCGAGACGCTGGCGTAACTATTGGCGTTTGGAATGCCTGCACCTGTTTCGACCACGAACGCCATTTATTTTAGCCCTTCTTCGAGCGCGCCCGCTTTACAGGAATGTCGCAGACGGCTTCTTCGATGGCTTCAGCCTGTTCTGGCTCGTCTTCTGCCACAGGCACGATCTCATCTGCCACTTCGTCAACCGAGGCGTGCAAGGGCGTTCCGGCCGGGGCGAAAATTGCATCAAGGATTTTATAGCCCTCTGCCTGCAACTTTGCCTTGCGCGCGGGGTGAACCGGATGCGGCTCATAAATAACTTTCGACATAGCAAACCTTCCGTTAAAATGGGGAGCCATCCGCTAAGGACAGCCCCCCTCTTTTATTAGGCTTCGCCTACAGCCAAGACACCAGCAGTATGCTTAATCGACGTTGCGACCTTGTCCCAGTTGGAACCAGTCGCAAGCTCGGCATCGGTTGGCGACTTGCCACCGTTGACGATGTCCCAACTGTAGCCCTTGAGTGCCACGCCGAAGGTGTAGTCCACCTGCATCGTGGTTTCGATGCGGGTCTGCCCGTTGCTGGTTTCGATGTTACTGATAACGTCGCCGCCATCATAAATAACAGCCGCGCCATCAGCAAGGCCAAGGGCGCGCACCTTGTTAGGCGTGCCAGAAGCATAAAGCGCGGGCGCGTCAGTCACGATGATCGGACGACCGAGGATTTCCACGACCTGCACATTCTGCGCAACAAACAACTGAGCGCCATTGGCCAAGTTCTGACCGATGAGGCTGTGGTAGGTTGCGCCGTTAATGACGTTGGCGACAATGCTCGACGAGTTATCGCCAAACAAAGCGTTGGCGCTGTTCATCGTGGCATAGGTCAAAGGACCACTAGCCGAGACGTCAACGGTGGTCGCCGCGCCCTGATTACTAATGCTCGCGACAAGTGCGGCAATCGCAGTGTTAAGCTGGTCTGCAATAATGGACTCGGCAAAGTTACGCGACGCAACTTCGATGCCTTCCGGTGCTGGCTTTTGGAGCCAGGTCATCTGCGAAGGCTCAAAGCTGACTGGGCCAAAGCCACCAGCAACTTTCACGCCGTTCATCTGCAACTGGGTAAGATCGACTGCGGCCACTGATTCCTGATCCGCGTAACGATCCACGCGGCGCTGTGCCGAGTGAATAGCGGCGAAGAACGATTCCTGATAGAAATCGCCGTCGAAGCCAGTGGTGGTCAAACGGATCGCGCCGTTCGATGCGGCATTAAACTTGTCAACCATCTGAGCCAGAGTCTCGATGGTGGCGGGCATCACGTATTCGTTGAATACCTTCATTTGCGAAAGCGACATTGACTAAAATCCTCTGTTACAATTCGGGGAACATGGCTTTGATTGCGTTTAGGCGTTGCACCTTATCACCGCCAAGGTTGCCTTTCGGCGCGATGGCGGAAACATTACCAGCCCCGCCAGTGGCACCGCCACCGGAGTTGGCGGGAGCCGAGACAAAGTGTTTTCCTTCGTCACTAGCTGCCCAGTTGGTAACTCCTTCCAGCAACGGCTTTTCACCCATGTGCGCCGAATATTGACCACCCTCTGCCTTGATCTGGGTTCCCGCCTTTAACATCGCCTTTGCAGCCGACATAAACTCAGGCCGGATTCCCACCTTTAGCATCGCGTCATTTAGCCCATTGTCGATTAGATACGACTGCAACGCACTGTCTTTTTCAGTTAGATTTGCCTGCAATGCCTCTACCGTCTTTAGGCTATCTTTGTTGGTCTTGGTTAGCTCAGTTTTCAGCGTTTCGTTCTCAGTCTGCAACGCCGCAAATTCTGCTGGGTCGATGTCTGCGCCCTTGGCCTTGGCCTTGGCAATTCTAACTTCCCCAAGCAGCTCCCTGTTTTTAGCGTTAACCGCTTCGATTGCTGCCTCTAACTCTGCAATTCGTTCGTCACTCATGGATGTGTCCTCTGGACTATTGGTCCCCACAGGGGCATTTAATGGGCGGCACAGCCGCACAATAGGGTGATCATACCACGTTTATTTAAGGTTTACTAGAACAAGCACGGCACTCCTCAATAATCCACATCGCCAGACCACGGCCACAGCAGCCGCGTTGTTGGCCTAGCTTGCTGTGCCATAGCGCGCTTCTAGCTGCGCCAGGGTTAACGGGTTGCCCCGTTGGTCGAGCAATTGAGCAAACGTAATCTTGCCAGAGCGCCACAGGTCTGCGCGACCGACACCTAGCATCTCGTCGGCAAACTCAGGTGGCTTGCCCTTCAGGAATTGGTCGAAGGTCATTTCCCTTGGCACTGCGCCGTCCATGCTCGCCCTTGTGCGCGGCGCTATCTTGTCCGCAGCCTTGCCCGTTATCTCTGCCATCGACCTTGTGACAGGCACGGACGTTGACCGGCAAGCCCAGTGCGCAGGTGGACCGCCGCCCCAAGGGATGCTGTGGCCGATAGGGACAAAGCCTGGGAAGGTCCATGTCTTGCCTGATCGAGCCATGCAAATATCAGTTGTCCGAGAATCCAAAGTGGCGACCCATTGCACCGCCTTGATGATGTCTGCGTTCTCGGCATACATTCCGACCCTAACGTCATTGGCGACGGTCTGGGTAGCGGTGCGGACAATAGCCATGCCGTCGCGCCGAGACTTGGCGATAGGCTCGCCGCCCTTGTCGCCAATGCCAATGATCGACTTGGCGATCTGGCTGTTCGTCAGCCCCAGCATCACGCCGTTCTTGACTGCGCGGCTGATGCCGAATCTTGTTGCTTCGTTTAGCTGGTCGAACCAACCGGCAATTGTCGCGCCTTGGGCAAGTGACGACCTAGCGATGGCCTCCACAGCCGCGACAGGTGGCAACACAGCCTCGATGCCGACACTGGCGAAAGCACTCTGGAGGAATGAGGCTTCAGAAGCGGCGATGGCCGAAAGACTAGGCGTGTTGAGCTTCACAATGCCGGATAGCTCTGCAATCGCCTTATCAAGACGCTTGCCCTGATACTCTGTAAGCTCCTTGCCTTTGAGCGCCTTTGTGATGGCCTCTGCAACGCTGTCTAGCTGCTTGTTGAATGCCACATTCTCGCCAGCTATCACCCGCTCTAGCAGCAGTTGGCGGATTGTTAGCAGGTCAAGGAGTTGGTCGGAGACGCTCATGATTCAGCCGGTGGTGCCCAAGGAAGGGGCGGGGTCACAAGTGGCGGGTTTGCCAAAGACTCAATCTGGAGACCTAGGTTGTCTTCGTAAGCTGCGACCTGAACCGCCCCCATAGTGCTCTGCACCCAGCCAACGACATGATCTTGCGTCAGTGATGCGAAGTCAGTGAACTCGCTGGCAGAGTTAAACGGGATGTTTAAGACCCCCCGTATGGTAGCCGAATGCGCATCGCCCGCCCCAGTCAGTAGCCATTCAATAGTGGAGACCACGTTATCTTTGCCTGCTGCGTCAGCGTAGCACTGCATTTCAGTGACCGACCAAGTTTTTACAATTTGTGCCATGTTTTTTCCGTTTACAGCCTGCTGGTGGAGTAGCAGTATTGACGCCAGTACCCGCCACCGTCGCAGAACGCAAAAAATGTTCCATTATTGGGTAGGGTAGTGCCAAAATCAGACCCACCGGGAGTGGAAAGTGTCACGCTACCGCCGCTGACGTTGGAAATCGCAAATCCTTCGCCACTACCAAAGCCGGTAGACGGGAAGGTGATGGTGATGCCAGAGGTGAGAATCAGTATGTTTGTGCCCTTGTCGGCGCTCCCTAGCGTCTTCGAAGACGTGACACCGTTCTGGCCGTTAGACCGTACACCAGTAGCGGGAGTCAGCCATGTTGGTGCTGCGCCCGCGCCCTGCGACGAAAACACTTGGCCGCTTGCACCGTAGGTAGCACCGCCGATGCCAAACTGACCAACAGAGCCGATCCGGAAACGCTCGGTGGTGGTAGTGCCGGTCCTGAAGATCATGTCGTTGGCGTCGTTATAGATTTGGCTGTCGCCGCCAGTGGTTGTCGTGCCAGTGGCCGAGCCAAGGCGAAGGTCTCCGCCGCTGCTGGTGCGGATGTCGCCAACCACCTCTAGCGCATAAGCTGGCGCGGTCGTGCCGATACCTACGAGACCTGCTTCGGTGATCCGCATCCGCTCGGAACCATTGGTAGACACCGCCACCACATTAGCTCCAGTGGCCGTTAGTGCCAGAGTGCCCGCGTTGGTGACAGTCGGTGTGCTGACGCTAGTAAACCCCCCAGTCGCAACTGTCGTCGCACCTATTGTGGTGCCGTTAATCGTTCCGCCCGTGATGTCGACGTTGCTTGCATCGCCGCCTACTTCTACAATAGTCTGAGTGCCGCCAACCTGCTTCTTGGTGTAGAGCTTGCCATCGTAAGTGTTTATAGCAATCTCGCCCAAGTCAATGTCGGCAATGCTTGGTATCTTGTCGGGGACTGCGCTGCGCTTAAACTTCAATAATGCCATGTGGCTTTCCCTTTTCGCTATATAGCGGGGCTTGTTTTTCTTAGAATGTCCCTAAGTCGATAGTTCCAACAGCTAGCGTGATGAAGTTATTGCCAGAGTCTTTTGTCACCAGCATCGAGCTATTCATGCGTAGCACGCCATCTGTTCCATCGGTCCCCCAAAGATAGCCAGATGTCCCGCCAGCAATGACAGCGACCTTCTCGTCTGTGTCGCCATTAGGGATGTTTAGTGCAACCTTGAAGTCGGCAATCGTGATTTTCTTGGCCTTAACGCCGCTCGAGCTCGCATCATGTATCAAAAGCAGATCAGCGGCCCCATCGACTGCACCGATTGCCGCAAGATCGTCCACCGCTGGCACAACGCCAACAGTGGTTGCCGCATCAAGTGCAATGTGCAGCGTCCCCCTGTCGGTTGTGGAAAACTGCTCGCCTGCCAACATCCCAGAGGTTGGCAGATTGGCCTTAAGGCCCCGTTTGATCTGAATGCGCGCCATATCACTTACCTTTAATTAAAAGTGCCGCCGTCAAGGATGCCCGGGCCATTACGCCAAACCGACGACGCTGTATCGTATTGCAAAACGTGGAGGTCCATCGGCGCAGAGATTCGCACATCGCCTAACTCCGACAACAGCGTTGCGCC